CAAGAAACTCTTATTAAAGCAGCCGCTGACTTAATTACAGAAGAAACACCTAACTATCAATGGGTAGCAGGTCGTCTAATCAACTATCATTTGCGTAAGCAAGTGTATGGTCAGTTTCAGCCACCTCACCTTCAAGAGATTGCTGAAAAGAATGTCAAACTAGGTTACTATGATGAACAGTTCTTTGAACTATACACAACAGAAGAAATTGACCAGTTAAACTCACACATTAAACATGACCGTGATGAGACTATTTCATACGTGGGCATGGAACAGATGCGTGGTAAATATCTTGTACAGAACCGCGTGACTGGAGAAATCTTTGAGACTCCTCAGATTGCATACATGATGATTGCGGCTACGCTATTTGGTACATATCCAGCAGAAACTCGTATGAAATATGTAAAAGATTTCTACGATGCTATTTCTACGTTTGACATTTCATTGCCAACGCCTATCATGGCTGGTGTACGTACACCGCAACGTCAGTTTAGCTCGTGTGTACTCATTGAAACTGGTGACAGTCTAGACTCTATCAATGCTACAAGTTCTGCGATTGTTAAATATGTATCACAGAAAGCAGGCATTGGTGTAGGCGCTGGTTCTATCCGCGCAGTTGGTTCTCCTGTACGCAACGGTGACACCTCACATACTGGTGTAGTACCGTTCTACAAACTATTTCAGGCAAGCGTTAAATCTTGTTCACAAGGGGGTGTTCGTGGTGGTGCCGCTACGTTATACTACCCTATATGGCACTATGAGGTAGAAGATCTACTTGTGTTGAAAAACAACAAAGGCACCGAAGATAATCGGGTACGTCATTTGGACTACGGTGTGCAGTTTAATAAACTGATGTACGAACGACTACTAACGGGAGGTGATATTTCACTATTTTCACCGAATGACGTACCTGGTTTATATGATGCGTTCTTTAATGACCAAGATAAGTTCAAAGAGCTATACGAAACTGCCGAGCGTAATACACATCTACGCAAGAAGAAGGTACCAGCACTTGAGCTATTCTCCTCGTTCATGGAAGAGCGTAAGAGCACTGGCCGCATTTACTTGATGAATGTTGACCATGCTAATACACATGGCTCATTCATTGAGCACCTAGCTCCTATTAAGCAATCTAACCTATGTTGTGAGATTAACTTGCCTACTAAACCGCTTACTAGCATAGTAGACACAGAAGGCGAAATTTCACTATGTACGCTAAGTGCGATTAACTGGGGCAACATTAAGAAGCCAGAAGATTTTGCGAAGCCTTGTGACCTAGCAGTTCGTGCGCTTGATGCTCTACTTGATTATCAAGCATACCCTGTTCTAGCCGCAGAGCTATCAACCATGAACCGTCGTCCACTGGGTGTTGGTATCATTAACTTTGCGTACTGGCTAGCCAAGCATGACAAGACTTACCAAGATATTGATTCCGAAGGACTAGCGTTAGTTGATGAATATGCTGAAGCGTGGTCATACTACTTGATTAAGGCTTCAAATGAGCTAGCAAAAGAGCGTGGCGCTATTGACAAGAACAGTGAAACCAAGTATGCTTATGGTATCACTCCAAACATGACATACAAGAAGGACCTAGATGAGCTAGTCCCTCACACAGAGCGTATGGACTGGAAAACTCTTCGTGAAGACTTAAAACTACACGGTATCAGAAACAGCACTTTAATGGCGTTAATGCCCGCTGAAACCTCTGCCCAGATAAGTAATAGTACGAATGGCATTGAGCCACCACGAGCGTTTGTATCAATCAAACAATCTAAACATGGTGTACTCAAACAAGTTGTTCCAGGTTATCCGCGTCTCAAGAATAAGTATGACTTGTTATGGGACCAACGGTCACCGGAGGGGTATTTAAAAATCATGGCAGTTCTACAGAAGTATATTGACCAAGGTATCTCTGTGAACACAAGCTATAACCCAGAGTTTTTCGAGGACGAAAAGATTCCAATGTCGGTAATGCTACAGCATCTACTAATGTTTTACAAGTATGGTGGCAAACAGTTGTATTACTTTAACACTTATGATGGCCAAGGCGAGATTGAGTTTAAAGAAGATAAAGAGTTAGCACCAGGTGAAGTAGATGACGGCAACTGCGACAGTTGTACGATTTAGAGACGGTAAATGACGGTATTAAACACAAAACAAGAAAAACATCATACAGAAAACAATGCGTTCCTAGACGAAGGTCTAGGGATGCAGCGTTACGATGTAATTAAGTATAAGCAACTAGATAAACTAACAGACAAGCAACTTGGCTTCTTCTGGAGACCTGAAGAAGTTGATGTAAGTCGTGATAGTAAAGACTTCAAGGCTCTTACCGAGCATGAGCAACATATCTTTACGAGTAATCTTAAGAGACAGATTCTACTTTATTCTGTACAAGGCCGCTCGCCTAACCTAGCATTTTTGCCAGTGACTTCATTGCCGGAGCTAGAGACATGGATTGAGACTTGGGCGTTCTCAGAGACTATTCATAGTCGTAGTTACACGCACATCATTCGCAACATCTACAGTGACCCTAGTAAGATATTTGATACTATGCTAGAGAACAAAGAGATTGTTGAGTGTGCTGATAGTGTAACAAAATACTACGATGACCTTATTGAAGATATCAAGTGGTACAATCTGTTTGACGACAAATCAGTAACAGTATTGAATCCAGATGGTGCGACAAGTACAACTCGCCAGGTGACAAAGCGACAATTGAAGAAAAAGATTTGGCTAGCACTTAACTCTGTTAATGTTTTGGAAGGCATACGTTTCTATGTGTCCTTCGCATGTAGTTGGGCATTTGCTGAGTTGAAAAAGATGGAAGGCAATGCTAAGATTATCAAACTAATCGCTCGTGATGAAAACCTTCACCTTGCGTCTACACAATATCTATTAACTAAAGTACTTCCTAAAGAAGACCCTGAGTTTGCTGATATTGCTAAAGAATGTGAAGAAGAAGTTATTCAAATGTTTGTTGATGCGGTAGAGCAAGAAAAACAATGGGCAGAATATCTATTTAAAGATGGTTCTATGATTGGTTTGAATGCCGAGCTATTAAGTAACTACATTGAATGGATTGCTTGTAAGCGTATGGTAGCACTAGGTCTTAAATGTCCGTATCATGTGACACAGGCGAATCCATTGCCATGGACACAAAAGTGGATTAGTGGTGCAGAGGTACAAGTGGCTCCACAAGAGACAGAGATTACATCTTATATTCAAGGTGGTACAAAACAAGATGTATCACAAGATACATTTAAAGGATTCTCACTATGATGGTAGAGATTTGGGGCAAACCTCATTGCCCTTACTGTGAACAAGCGAAAGCGATTTGCGAGCAAAAGCAAGTCGCATTCACTTACAAACAACTTGACGAAGACTTCACTCGTGAAGAAATCTTTGAAGAGTTCCCAGGCGCACGTACATTCCCACAAATTAAAGTGGATGGTAAGTCAATCGGTGGCTTTCAGGAATTGCGTGAACATTTTAATAAACCAATAATTGATTCAGGATTTAAACTATAATGTTAGAAATTCAAGTTCCTTACAAAGACGGTGATGTTGTAACTCTAAAACTATCTAGCGGTGAAGAAATCGTTGCTAAATTAGTAAAAGAAAATAAAGACTCACTAACTGTTCAAATGCCACTAACTCTAGTAGCAACAGAACAAGGTATGAGCCTAGCTCCTTACCTATTCACAATTACACCTGACACTAGGTTAGATATTCGTCTAAATAGTGTTATTACTGTGGTGAAGTCGGCAGAAGATACTGCTAAAGGCTACACACAGCAAACATCAGGAATTGTAACTTAATATGCCCAAAATACACCGACACACTGACTCCCGAGCATGTGGTGCTACAACGGTAGTGACTCATCAAGGTGATGTATTTGCGAATAATCTATTGGTATCGGTCAATGGTGACCCGAATACACATAGCGGCGGCGCACTTATTGCCAGGTGTCGGAATGTATATGTGCATAACATAATGGTAGTAAATCATTCTTCTGACAATGCGCATCCAGATGGACTTTGTCCAGGCGGAGCACATTGTAATCCCAAGACTGCCGCTGGCAGTCCTGATGTGTATGTAGGAGATTAAATGTGGCCGATTTTTTAAATGGATTAAAAACAGCACACGACTATCTCAATACAGGCATTGATTTGCCTACTAATATCACAGGCGATTTAGCAACTGGTACCGTCACAGCACAGACAGCAAGTTTTACTGCAAAAGAACTGGTGTGTGCGCTGTTGGCAGGTAATGGTATTAAATTGCCTAATATCCAGATGTGTCTTTCGGTTAATTTGTCAAGATTGATTCCTCAAATACCCGCGGCACTAGGTGCATTATCGGGAGCATTGTTAGATGCTCAAGACGCACTTAATAGTTTCATAGAGCATACTGGATTTGATTCGTTGCTGGGAAGATTGAATGGCGCAATCAATGAAATTGCATCTATTGCCAATATGATTAACTTCTGTGGCACACCTATAATTCCTCGTCCTATACCTAACGTACTAAAAGACATGGTAGGTTCATTCACAGGCAAAGGTTTAGATATCTTAAATCAACTAGGCCAGATTGCTGACCAAGACATAGGCGGTTGTGTAAGTTTAAACCGAAGTATCACTGGTATTAATTTTGATATATTCACTGGCGGAGTAATTAAAGATATTGGTATTTTGATAGATGACATTGATTCTGGCTCAGTGGCAAATCTACAAGAGCGTTTAGATAGTATTGAATCAGGATTAATCAATTTTACACAAGAACTAGAAGCTCTTATTGAATTTGAATCAAATCCTGTGACTGTTGAAGATAACGGTGGTTCCATTTTTTCGCCTTCTCAGCGTATAAACACCGGAGTTGGTGTTATGCTTCCATATGATATGAGTGTTGCTACCGCCACTTCTACTGCGATGGGATTACAATCATTGTATGATCAAATAAAAGCATATCCAGTTGATGAATCTGGTAAAAACTTGTTTGATTATATATTGGAACCTGAATTAATTGCCAAGCTTGAAAACAACGTTGAATTTTCTCCTACTATAACAGAAAGACAGCCTGTGTATGATTATTGTGGTAGAATCATAGGTTATACAACAAATGTTGTTAATGGAAATGCAGACAAAAGTACAGGCGGTCCAGTACAACCAAATTTACAACCAGGTGCTATCGGATTAGAGCCGGAAAATCGTGAAGAAATTGTAGCCCAACTACAAGCACAAATAGAAGCACTCACTGCCAGATTAGATGCCTTGGAAGGTAACTAAAAACTTTAAACAAAGTAAGAAATAATGGTTGACAATATCTGTAATGGTGCTATACTATAAGAGAATAGACAAACAAGTAATCTTATAGAAGGTAAAACAACATGCGAGCACAACTATACGAAGATGGCGTAAAACGAATTAACGCTAAGATTGAAATCCCTATGTCAGTAGATGATGTAGCTGTATACATTCTTAGTGCGATAGTTCGTAAAAACACATCAGTTAGTCAAGTTCAAAAACTAAACAAACGACAACTCCTAGCACTTGCTAAACAACAGATTGAAGATGAAGGCATTGAAGCACCTACTGTTCGTGCTGATGATGCTGATATGGAAGATAGTATTATTATTCGCAACTATGTTAAGCAGATGTTTCCGGAGCTACTATGAGTAAAATGGGACAATACGTACTTGAAACTCAAGAACGTGACGACCAGTTATGTACTAGTGTTGAACGAGAGCTAATAGAGGCTGGGTTTAAAAACATATATGTTTCTAACACTAGAAAAATAGCAGTAGACGTAAAACAACAACTGGTTGAAATGGGTTATGATGACTGGGAAGTTCTTGACGAATTGCCATTTTAAAAATATGAATATACAAGACGTAAATAAAAAAGATATAGACCTAGTTCAACGATTTCTGGATACTAAGCCAGACAATGTTGTGATATATAAAGGTTTTATTAAATCTGATATATTGATTAAAAGAATGATAGTACCCGAAGACCCGTATTCTAAGCTTGATCAATATTCGGATTACATTGATGATTATTATCAATCAGACAGAGATGTTAGAGAGTTTTGGAAAAGTAATCCAGATGCGTTTTTGATAGACGATGATGTTGCTACTATTGATGACATTGCTAGTCGGAAGTTATATCGTATTCTGAAAATAAAATATCTATTGAAATCCATAAGAGAGAACGGAGTATTTGCGCCGTTTGTAGCATTGAATGATAATCAAGAAAAATATGCAATTCATCCAGGTTCGGATAGAATGATTGTTATGGATTTATTGTGTAGACAGGGTATAGTATTAGATGTTCCAATTTATTGGATATGGTACAAAGAACTATAT